TATAAATGGTAATCAATCCCAAGCATCTAACATTTTACAAGTATTTACAACATAAAAATATGATAAAAAATATAATTGATTTACTGCAAATAGTAAAAGGAGAAACCGAGAATATAAGAATTGCACAAGGTAAAAATGCATTACCTAAAGATTTAAAATCAGGTTTTAAAAATATTAAAAATACTATAAAATGGCTATAGAAAAAGAATATACTTTAAAGTTATCAACTGCAGATGCTCAGGCTAATGTTGATGAACTTAACAAGTCTTTAGAATTACAGGAAAGTTTGATTAATGATATTGAAAAAGAAGTAAATCAATATGAAAAGCAAATAAATAAAACATCTAAAACAGATTTAGCAGGGCGAAAAAAATTAAATGATCAAATCAAAATAAGTAAGGAAAGGCTAAAAGATGAAAAGATTGCTTTAAAAGATTTAAACAAAGACAGAAAAAAAGCAAATGAACAACAAAAAGAAGCTACAGAAAATGCTGCAGATTTTAGTGGTGTTCTTAGCATAGTAGACCAAAAGACAGGAGGTTTAATTTCAGGAATGCAAAATCTAACAGGTGGAATTGGTGGTGCAACCAAAGGTTTCAATCTTATGAAAGTTGCAATTATTGGGACAGGTATAGGTGCTTTATTAATTGGAATACTTGCATTATCTAAAGCATTTACAAGTTCAGAAGAAGGGCAAAATAAGTTTGCTAAAATAATGGGAGTAATTGGTTCTGTTGTTGGCAATTTAGTTGACTTATTAGCTAATTTAGGTGAAGGTATTATTTCAGCATTTGAAGACCCTAAACAAGCAATAATTGATTTTAAAGATTTTATAGTAGAAAACATTACCAATAGATTTAATGCTGCTATTGATACAATTGGTTTTCTTGGTAGTGCAATTAAAAAAGTTTTTTCAGGTGATTTTGCAGGTGCAATGGATGATGCTAAAAGTGCAGGAAGTAGTTATATTGACACTTTAACAGGTGTTGAAAATACTATTGGAAAAGTAACAGAAGCAACAAAAGAATTTATAACTGAAATAGTAAAAGAAGGAAAAATAGCAGGAAAAATAGCAGACCAACGCGCAAAGGCTGATAAATTAGATAGGGATTTAATTGTAGAACGTGCAGAAGCAAATAGGAAACGTGCAGAATTATTAGAGAAAGCTGCAGATAGAGAAAAGTTTACTGCATTAGAACGGATTGAATTTTTAACTGAAGCAGGTAAATTAGAAGAAGAAATTACAAATAAAGAACTTGCAGCTGCAAAATTAAGATTTGATGCAAAGGTTGCTGAAAATGCATTAAGTAAATCAACAAAAGAAGATTTAGCAGAAGAAGCACAGTTAAAAGCTAATTTAATTAATTTAGAAGCAGCAAGGTTAACAAAGCAAAAACTAGTAACAAGTCAAATTGTAGCAGCAAAAAGAGAAGAAATTGCAAGATTAAAAGAAATTGATAATGAAGAAAAAGCTATAAAGGCTGAAGAAGATGAGGCTGCTAAAGTTGAACAAGAAGCAAAAGACGCAGCAGAAAAAGTTCGTTTAGATAAAATATTACAAGATAAAAAAGATAGACTAACAGAAGAAGAAAGAGTTGAAGCTGCAATGGTGGCTTTTAAAAAACAACTACAAAATCAAAATTTAAATAATATATCAGCAGGGTTTGGGTTGCTTGGTCAATTAGCAGGTAAAAACAAAGCGTTACAAGCTGCTGCAATAATTGGAGAAAGTGCAGTAAATGTTGCGAGGTCTATCATAGAAACTCAAGCCTCAAATATAGCCATAACTGCACAAGGTGCTTCTTTAGCAATTCCATCAGGTGGGGCATCTATAGGTATAGCAGCAAAGTTAGTAACAGCTAATACAATTGGTGCAGGTATTGGAATAGCTGCAAATATAGCAGCAACATCTAAAGCGTTAAGTGCGTTAGGAAAAGGAGGTTCACCACCATCACAACAAGTAAGACCACCTAAATCAATACCTGCACCAACAGAATCTAGTCAACCTCCTGCATTTAACATTGTGGGAGCAAGTGGAACAAATCAATTAGCAGATGCAATAGGTGGGCAATCTCAACAACCTATCCAAGCATTTGTAGTTTCAAGTGAAGTGACAACATCACAAGAATTAGACAGAAACATAATTGACGAAGCATCAATTGGAGGGTAAAAAGCAAAATTAGAATTTAAATACGTTATAAATATATGAGAATTGTAGAATTAATATTAGACGAAGAACAAGAGGAAAGTGGAATCGAAGCCATTTCAATTGTAGAATCACCTGCCATCGAATCTGACTTTGTAGCTTTAAAAACTGAAGAAATAAAGTTAGCTGAAATAGATAAAGAAAAAAGAATATTATTAGGTGCTTTACTTATTCCTAATAAACCAATTTACAGAAAAGGTGATGAGGGTGAATATTACATTTTCTTTTCAAAAGATACTATTGCAAAAGCATCACAGTTGTATTTAAGAAATGGCTATCAAAATAATTCGACTTTAGAACACAATGAAAATTTAAAAGGTTTGACATTGGTTGAATCTTGGCTAGTAGAAGATGAGATACAGGACAAGTCAAGAAAGTATGGTTTAAATGTTCCTGTAGGGACTTGGATGGGTGCAGTAAAAGTAAATAATAATGAAATTTGGAATGAATATGTTAAAACAAATAAAGTTAAGGGTTTTTCGATTGAAGGTTATTTTGCAGATAAAATGGAATCTCCTAAAGAAGCAGTTAAAGAAGATATGTCAAGTGAAATTGATAAAAAGACCTTATTAAAAATAAAAGAAATTTTGACATCTAATTAATGGCAAGAAATACAAGAAACCAAAAAACATTCATACCATCTAGGACAAGTCCTACAGGGGGTTCGCGTGCTTGTTTATGTTGGGACACTAGCAAGTATTCAATTGAATGCTGTGATGGTTCTATGCAGGCTCAGGGCATAGGTGTGATAACAAGAACAGAATGAAAACGCAAATATTTAATTTAAATCCGTTATACTAATAATATGAAATCAACCGAAATGTTAAACCAAATTAAGACGCTTCTAAATATAGAGGTGAAACTTGAAGAAACCAAGTTAGAAAATGGTACAGTCGTAAGTGCTGAGTCATTTGAAAAAGGAAAAGAAATCTTTATCGTAACTGACGATGAGAAGGTAGCGATGCCTGTAGGCGAATATCTTTTAGAGGATGGGCGTTTAGTTGTTGTAGAAGAAGAAGGTACAATTGCTGACATTAGAGAAGTATCTGACGAAGTTCCTGCAAAGGAAACTGAAGAAGGTGAAGAAATTACTGAAGATTTAGCTGACGAAGGAAACTACGTTACTAAAGACGATTATCGTCAAATGGAAGTAAAAATCCAAAACCTAGAAGATGCTATTGCAGATTTGAAAGATGATAAAAAGGATAGAATGGAAGATGTTAAAGAAGAAGTAGAAGAAGAAGAAATGTCAAAAGAAAGCCAAGCACCTTTAAAATCTAGAACAGTAAAAGAAGAATTTTCTGAAGCATCGGCAAAGCCAATAAAACACAATCCTGAATCAGTAAGTAAGAAAAAAAACAGACAAGAATTTGCAAAAGGTAAAATGGGTTCAACAGCTATGGACAGAGTTTTAGCAAGATTAAATAAATAAATAAATTAAATAAAAATGGGAACTTTTAATTACACATCAAACGATGTAGAGTACAATCAAGTAGGGCAGTCTTACTACACAGCAACAGGAGATATTTCACAAGGAGATATTGGAAATGACCATAACGTGGCAACAGATGCCTTGACTATTGGTATTCCTTTAATTACAACAGGAAATATTGGTATGTCTATCTTTTTTAGAAATACAGGAGCAGATGGAAACAATACTGTAACAATTTCACCTAAAGACTCAAACAAAATTATCGGTGGAATGACACAAGCTGCAGCAGTTTTTCATTCTTCAGGTGTATTAGGTAAAGACTTAATTAATACAAAAGCAACATCTAAATTAGGTGATTGGGTAGAATTAAGAGCAGTAAGTTTAACTGAATACTACATCGTAGGAGGACAGGGAATTTGGGCATCAGAATCATAATATTAATAAATTAAAAATATAAAAATGAGTAATTTAAAAAATGTTGCATTAGCGACAGACACTAACATAACTACCTCATATTCAGGTGAGTTCGCAGGTGAGTACATAGCAGCAGCTTTACTTTCAGCGAGTACAATTGACGATGGAGGTTTAACAGTAAAGGCAAACATTGCTTTTAAAGAAGTAATCAAAAAATTAGCTACAGGAAATTTAGTTTCTCCTGCAAGTTGTGATTTTGCACCAAACAGTTCTGTAACATTAACTGAGAGAATTATCCAACCTGTTGAATTACAAGTTAATTTACAATTGTGTAAGTATGATTTCGTAAACGAGTGGGAAAGCCAAAGTATGGGCTACGGTTTAGGTCAAACTTTACCTCCTAAATTTTCAGATTTTATGATTGCACACGTTGCTTCTGAAGTAGCACAAAATACAGAATTTTGTATTTGGAGAGGTGATACAACTGCAGCATCAAACAATTCATTTGATGGATTTGAAAAACTAATTGCAGCAGCAGTAGCATCAGGTGATGTACCTGCAGCACAAGCAGTTGTTGGAGGTGCTTTAACAGCAGCTAACATCGTACTAAAATTATCAGAAACAGTAGAAGCAATTCCTGCAGCATTGTATGGTAAAGAAGATTTATTCTTGTACATCGGAAGTAAAGCAGCAAAACTTTACGTTCAAGCCTTGGGAGGTTTTGCAAGTAACGGACTTGGAGCAAATGGTGTTGCTAATATGGGGACACAATGGTGGAATAATGGTTCACTTACTGTAAATGGTGTGAAGATATTTGTTTGTCCGGGAATGTCTGACAACAAAATGTTTGTTGCACAACGTTCAAACTTGTATTTCGGAACAGGTCTTTTAAATTCTACACAACAAGTGAAGGTTTTAGATATGACAGATTTGGATGCAAGTAACAATGTGAGAAT